AACGAGGGCATCGTGCCGACCAAGAGCACGAGCACGCAGATCACCGATTCGTGCGGCATGCTCGAGACCTATTCGGAGATCGACAAGGCGCTCGCCGACCTCAATGGCAATACCGCGGCCTACCGGCTGAGCGAGGACCGCGCCTTCCTCGAGGGGCTGACGCAGCAGCTCGCGGGCGTGCTGTTCTACGGCAACACCGCGACCAACCCCGAGCGCTTCATGGGGTTCGCGCCGCGCTACAACACGACCTCCACGGCGACGTCGCAGACCGCCAACAACTTCATCAGCGGCGGCGGCGCCGGCTCCGACAACACGTCGATCTGGCTGGTTGGCTGGGGCGACCTCACCGTGCACGGCATCTTCCCCAAGGGCAGCAAGGCCGGGCTGTCGATGAAGGACCTGGGCGAGCAGACGCTGCTCGACGCCGCCGGCAACCGCTACCAGGGCTATCGCACGCACTACAAGTGGGACGCCGGCCTCACCGTGCGCGACTGGCGCTATGTCGTGCGCATCGGCAACATCGACGTGTCGGATCTCGCCGGCTCCAGCCCGGCCGACCTCGTCAAGCTGATGATGCGGGCGATGAACAAGATCCCGAACCTCAAGATGTGCCGGCCGGCCTGGTACATGAACCGCACCGTGAAGCAGTGGTTGGACATCCAGCGCAACCTCGGCGCGGCGGTCTCGAACACCACCAACAACACCAACATCCGGCGCACGCTCGACGAGAGCGACGGCCGCCTCTTCGACAGCTTCGGCGGCATCCCGATCCGCAAGTGCGACCAGATCACGCTCGCCGAAGCGACCGTGTCGTAGACGGCGCCACAGGAAAGGAACCCTCATCATGATGTACGACAAGCTCAACACCTTCGGCACGGATCAGGCGGTCACCACGACCGCCGCGTCCACCGACATCATCGACCTGGGCGCCGCCCGCGACATGGGCAACGGCGAACCGCTCGAGCTGGTGATCCTGGTCACGCAGAACGTGACCGCGGCCGGCGCCGCGACGGTCACCTTTGCCCTGGAGTCCGACGACAATGCCGGCTTCTCCTCGCCGGTCGTGCTCGCGAACTCCGGCGCGATCGGCAAGGCCCTGCTGACGGCGGGCGCCGAGGTGCTGCGCGTGAAGGTGCCGCTCGATGCCGAGCGCTACCTGCGCACCAACTACACGGTGGCCACCGGTCCGCTGACCGCGGGCACGTTCACCGCGTTCCTTGCCCACGACCGTCAGGCCAGCAGGGCCTACGCGTCGGGCTTCACCGTCTGAACGGAGGCAGCGACATGGCCAGGCAGGAGAAGAACGAGAAGGCGGCGGAGTATGTCGTCATCGACAACCCCTTCTATGACGGCGTGCAGCTCCACCCGATCGGTGCGCGCATTCTGTGGTCAGGACCGCCAGGCCTCTCGCTGGTGCCGGTCGACGCGCCGCGTCGCCGAAGCGCCGGCGAGGCGCCGATCTTCGGTGACCCGCTGGCCGGCCGCGGCGACGGCGCGCCGGTCAAGGCCGCGAAGCCCGGCGACCAGGTCGTTCTCGTCCAGTGATCGACGTGCGGTGAGGGCAGAGGGGCCGGTCTTCGGGCCGGCCCCACCACTCCGAGGAGAAGAATCCATGGCTCATGACATCGCTTACCAGTCCGCCGTCCGGCGCAGCGCCATCCCCGTCTCGGAGGCAAGTCCGCTGCCCGTGGTGCTGACCAATCTCACGGGGACGGCGCTCGCGCGGTCCACCGTCACAATGACTGGCGTCTCTGCCGAGCTGGTTCCGGCCGATGCCACCCGGCGGATCGTCATCGTGAGCAGCACGAAGACCAACGCCGATGCAGCGATCGATCCAACCGGCGGCGCCTGTGCGCTGGATGCCGGCATTCCTCTCTCCGGCGGCGACACCGTGCAGATCACGGGCAAGGAGGCGCAGAGCGCCATGACCCAGATCGGCGCCAACGGCCAGAAGCTCACCGTCTACGTCGGAGCCTGAGCATGCCCATCGCCTTTCTCAACAGGGCACGCGGCAGCACGCGGCCCTTCGATCCCGACGTGCTGGCGTGGCGCGACGCCTTCATCGCCAATGGCGGCTCGGTCTCGCTCGCGCGCCTGATCGTCGTCGACCAGTTCGTCTTCAGCGAGAAGACGGCGGGCCTCTGGACGCTGACCGACGACTACCTGGGCTTCTGGGCGGAGAATGCGGCGCAGGCGCTGACCTCCCTGAAGCAGCGGCGCCTGACCGCCGCGGTCAACTCGCCGACATTCACCGCCGACCGGGACTATACGTTCAACGGAACGACCAGCTATGCCGACACGGGATTCGTGCCGGCCACCCATGCACTGGCCATGACCCTCGCCTCGGCGCATGCCGAGGTCTACGAGCGCACGAACGTCACCGCCTCGGCGTCGTCCCTCGGCGTGAATTCGGGCTCGAACCGGGCGATCAACATCTTTCCGAGGAATGCGAGCACCGTCAACGTTTCCGCCAACGGCAGCGGCGCGACCTACACGTTGAGCCCCCTGACCAGCGCCGGCCTCACCCAGTTCGGCCGCAACGGTGGCACCGTAAACGATGTCTACGGCGCCAAGAACGGCGTCGACCTCGCGCAGGTCACGCCCCTGTCGGCGCTCGGCGCGTCGCTTCCGTCGCACAGTTTCTATGTGGGCGGCGCCAATGTCTCCGGTTCCGTGTCGCAGGCACGCGCCGCCTCTGTCGGATACGTGGCCTGGGGAGCGAAGCTCGACGGCAGCCAGCGGCTCGCGCGCTACAACAACGTCCAGGCCTGGGCGACTTCCGTGGGGGCGCAGGTCTGATGGCCATGTTCATCCTGCTTGGCCGCGCCGATCGTGACGCCGTCGCCGGTCTGTCCAGTGTCACTCCAGGCCGGGCTCTCGTGCCGGTCGAGCGCCTCAATGGCGTGTTCATCCTCGGTGCCGAGGTGCTGGACGATCCGGCGCACGCGCCGCATCGGACGTGGCTCTCGAGGTTGCAGCAGCTGGACCGCGGGGATCCGTCGTTTCCTGCGGCGCTGCCGTCGGTCGACGCATGAGCGGCGCCGAGCATCCGGGCGGCAGTGGCGCCGGCGGCAAGAGCGGCCTCGGCGTCCAGGCCTATCGCTGGATCGTGGCGGGCGGCATGGCGCTGCTCGTCCTGCTCTCGCAGCGCACACTTGCCACGCTCGACGACACGGCCGCCGCCGTTCGCAGCCTGCAGGCCCAGGTCGCCGCCCTGCAGGGCGCGACCGAGAGCCGGTTCAATGCCCATGCCCATCGGCTCGACGCCGCAGAGCGCCGCAACGACGCGCAGGACGTCAAGATCGACGGCCTGTGGCAGCGCCTGTGGTCGCCCGTTCCCACGACGAGGACGCCATGAGTCACCCTGCCAATTCCCTCCTGGTCACGTCCGCCAAGGGCCTCGACCTGATCAAGCTCTCCGAAGGTCTGGAGACCGAGGCCTATCCCGATCCCGGCAACCGCTTGACCGGCGAGCCCTGGACCATCGGCTACGGCCATACGCGGGGCGTCCGTCGGGGCGACACGTGCGACGAAGAGCAGGCCACCGCCTGGCTGCGCGAGGATCTCGGCGCGGCGGAGCGTGCGGTGCGTCACCTGGTCGACGTGCCGCTGTCGCAAGGCCAGTTCGATGCCCTGACGAGCTTCGTCTTCAATGTCGGGCCTTCGGCCTTCGGCAATTCGACGCTGCTGCGCCTGCTCAATGCCGGCGATGCGGCCGGTGCGGCCGGGCAGTTCAAGCGCTGGAACCGTGGCGCCGACGGCGTCCTGCCGGGCCTCGTGACCCGTCGCGCAGCCGAGCGCGATCTGTTTCTCTCGCAGGAGGCCTAGATGCCCTTTCTTCCGCTGCTGCTCGGCCTCGCGCCGACCGTCGCGTCCTGGATCATGGGCGACAAGACCGGCGCTGCCGTCTCGAAGGTCACCGGCATCGCGCAGGACATCCTGGGCACGTCGGACGCCGCCGGCATCGAGCGGGCGATCGCCGCCGATCCCAACCTGGCCCTGCAGTTCAGGATGGCGGTGATCCAGGCCGAGGCCGATGCCCGCCGCCAGGCGTTCGACACGCTGCAGGCCGAGCTTGCCGACGTGGCGAGCGCGCGCAGCCAGACGGTCGAACTCGCCCGCGCAGGCTCCGCCATCGCGTGGGGTGCCGTCGTCGTCAGCCTGCTCGTGACCGCGGCTTTCATGGCCGCGCTGTGGTTCGTCGTCCGCCAGGAGATCCCGGCCGCCTCGCGCGAGATCGCCTACATCCTGCTCGGCACCCTGGGCGCCAAGTTCGGCGACATCGTCGCCTATTGGGTGGGCTCCAGCTCGGGCTCGGCGCAGAAGTCGGCGGCGCTGGAGAAGGCCGTCGTCGCGGGGGGAGGGCGCTGAGATGCCCACCGACACCGATATCGCCAACATGGCGCTGAGCCGGCTGGGCACGCGCGCCACGATCGCCGACCTGACCGAGAACAGCACCGAGGCGCGCCAGATCAACCTCTGGTACGCCACCGTGCGCGACGAAATCCAGTCGCTGATCGACTGGAACTTCAACCGTGTCTCGCTGGCTCTCGCCGCTTCCGGGACACCGCCGGCCCGCTGGGCGTCGAGCTACGCCTATCCGTCCGACTGCCTGAGGATGCGGCGGCTCGATTTCGGCGGCGCGAGCTGGGTCTGCGGCTCGCCGGCGACCGGCTTCGAGATCGCCTCCAACGGCAGCGCCACTTTCCTCTACTGCAACGAGGACCAGGTGTCCGCGGTCTACGCCCAGAGGGTGACCGACCCGGCACGCTTCACGCCGGGCTTCGTCCTGGCCTTCGTCGACTGTCTCGCCGCTTCCGTTGCACACGCCATCACCCAGAAGGCGGAGCTCGCCGAGCGCCTCGCGCGCCGGGCCCAGGAGCGCATCGAACGTGCCATGGCCGACAGCGCTAACGAAGGCCTTGTCCCCGGTGACATGGAGCGGCTGCCACAGAGTCTCGCGGTGCGCGGCTTCGACGGGAGCGCGTCATGACCATGCCGCTCGTCCTGCCGAGCTTCGCCGCCGGGGAACTGTCGCCCGCGCTGCACGGCCGCGTCGATCTGGCGAAGTACCAGGTCGGCCTCGCGACCTGCCTCAACTGGTTCATCCACCCGTTCGGCGGGGCCTCGACCCGGGCGGGGACGGGCTTTGTCGGGCAAGTGCTGAACGCCGCCAAGCGCCCGCGGCTGGTGCCCTTCGCCTTCAACACCGAGCAGACCTACGTGCTGGAGTTCGGCGACCTGCAGATGCGCGTGATCAAGGACGGCGGCCACGTTCTCGAAAGCGCCGTGACGATCACCGGCATCACCCGGAACAATCCCGGCGTCGTCACCACCTCGGGCGCGCATGGCTATTCGACCGGCGATACCGTGTTCATCCAGGACGTCGCGGGCATGACGGAGATCAACCGCCGCCAGCTCATGATCACCGCCCTGAGCGCCACCACCTTTGCCGTGGGCATCGACACCTCGGGCTACGGCACCTGGACCTCGGGCGGCACGGTGGCGCGGCTCTACACCCTGGCGACGCCCTACGTGACGGCCGACCTGCCGCGCCTGAAGTTCGTGCAGAGCGCCGACACGATGACGCTCACCCACCCGTCCTACGCCCCGCGCAACCTGACCCGCAGCGGCCATGCCTCATGGTCCCTGACCGCCATCACCTACGCCCCGACGCAGCAGCCGCCGACGGCGCTGGCCACCACTTCGGCCGGCTCGGGCTTCGATTACGTCGTCACGGCGGTCAGCGAGGAAACCGGCGAGGAATCGGTCGCCTCGGCCTCGGTCTCGTCCGGCATTCAGACCTCGACCATCACATGGACGGATGCCACCGGCGCCAACTCCTACAACGTCTACAAGGGCAAGAACGGGATCTATGGTTTCATCGGCCGTGCAGGGGCGGGGGCTACCGGCTTCACCGATACCACCGTGGCGCCGGACACCTCCGACACGCCGCCGGAGGACCGCAATCCCTTCGACGCTGCCGACAAGTATCCCGGCTGTTCGACCTACCACGAGGGCCGGCAGTGGTACGCCCGCACGAACCAGAAGCCGCAGACGCTCTATTCGTCGGCCTCGGCCGCCTTCAACAACATGAACACCAGCACGCCGTCCAAGGACAGCGACGCCATCACCCGCACCATCGCCAGCCGCGAGGTCAACGAGATCCGCCACCTGCTGAGCCTCAACATCCTGCTGGTCTGGACCTCGGGCGCGGTGTGGAAGGCGTGGGCCGGCGCGCAGGCCGATGTCATGACCCCGGCGAACTGCGCCGTGAAGCCGCAGAGCTACGAGGGCGTCTCCGACGTGCCGCCGATCGGCACCGAAAGCAGCGCGGTCTATGTCACGGCCTCGGGCAAGAAGGTCCGCGACGTGGCCTATGAATTCGCGTCGGACAGCTTCCAGGGGCGCAACCTCTCGATCCTCGCCGGCCACCTGTTCGAGGGCAAGACCATCGAGGAATGGGCCTACGCCCGCGATCCCGACGGCATCATCTGGTGCGTGCGCTCCGACGGCGTCCTGCTGGGCTTCACCTACCTGAAGGAACACGACGTCTACGCCTGGTCGCGGCATGTGACAGACGGCACGGTCGAGAGCGTGGCGACGGTGCAGGAGGGCAGCGAGACGATCCTGTATCTGGCGGTCAAGCGGACGGTGGGCGGCCAGACGGCGCGCTACATCGAGCGCATGGCGAGCCGCTACTTCCCCGACGTCTATTCGGCCTGGTGCGTCGATTCCGGCGTCGGCTACAACGGATGGAACACCGACACCGGCGACACGCTGGCGCTGAGCGGCGCCACATGGGCGGCGGGCGACACCGTCACCGTCACGGCGGCCGGGCACACGCCGTTCACCGCGGCCTCGGTCGGGGCGAAGTACATTCTCCGCAGCGGGCAGAACCAGGTCACGGTCACGGTGACGGCCTACACCGATACGACCCATGTCAGCGCCACGCTCGATACGGCGCCGCACACCTCCCTGCAGGCCACGGCGGTTTCCGATTGGGCGCTGGCCACCCTGACCCTGGGCGGGCTCTGGCATCTGGAGGGCCGCACGCTGGCGATCCTCGGCGACGGCTCCGTGCAGCCGGCGGCCACGGTCGCGAACGGCGCGATCACGCTGCCCCGCGCCTGTGGGCGGGTGGTGGCCGGGCTGGCCTACACCTGCGATCTGGAGACGCTGAACATCGAGGCCGGGCAACCGACGCTGCAGGGCCGCCAGAAGGTCATCGGCGAGGTCGTGTTGCGGGTGAAGGACACGCGCGGCCTCAGCGCCGGGCCCACGTCCGACCGCCTCGTCGACATCAAGGAGCGGCAGGGCGAGACGTTCGGCTACCCGACGATGCTGGCGACCGGCGACGAGCGGGTGCTGATCGATCCGTCATGGAACGCGCAAGGGAGGGTCTTCGTCCGCCAGGCCAACCCGCTCCCCGCAACCCTCGTCGCCATCATCCCCCGAATCGAAGCCGGAGCCTGATCCATGGCCCTTACGACCACGACGAACAAGGTCATTCACAACGGCAACGCCAGCGCGACGTCGTTCGCCTACACCTTCCCGATCCTCGACGCCTCGCACCTGTCGGTCATCTACACCGACGCCGACGACGTCGAGACGACCCTGTCGGCCAGCCAGTTCAGCGTGACCGGCATCGGTGGCCGCTCCGGCGGCAGCGTCACCTATCCGCTGACCGGCTCGCCGATCGCCACCGGCACGAAGCTGACCATCGTGCGGACGGTGCCCTACACGCAGACGACCGTGCTGGCCAACCAGGGCGGCTATTACCCCGAGGTGGTCGAAACCCGGCTCGATCTGATCACGATGCAGATGCAGCAGCTCGCCGAGATCGTCGGGCGCTACACCGTGAGCAGCATCAGCGACCCGGCGACGGAACAGAGCAATTACGCCCTGATCCAGGCGCTGCAGACCGACCTCGGCGACTTCGACAAGCTGACCACGGCGGGGGACATCCTCACCCACAACGGCTCGGCCTATATCCGGCTCGCGCGCGGGACCGGCGGGCAGTTCCTCGGGATCAGCGGCGCTGCCCCCGTTTGGGCCACTCCGACGGTCAACCTCGCCACTAACCAGGCCACAGGAGTTCTGCCGCGCGCCAATGGCGGCTTCGACGCCGCGCCAATCACGGCGTCGCTTGTCGCTAACGTCAACATGACTGCTACAGGGACGTATTTTGCCGGTCCCTCGATCGCACAAGGTACAGAGGGAACTTGGCTGGTTTGTGGGACGGTCACCATCACAAACACCGTCGGTGGTGACACCTTCAATGTGAAGCTTTGGGACGGGACGACCGTTGTCGCTTCGTGTCGCCTACCCATCACTTCCGTTGCGGGGACGTACTGTGGCGCAGCGGCTTTGTCGGGCTACATCTCGAGTCCGATGGGCAACCTGCGCATAAGTGTGAGCCCGGCATCCCGTGCGGACGGCGCCATCGCCTACAACGCCAGTGGCAACGGCAAGGATTCGACTATTTCCGCCATCAGGATCGCTTGATGATCACCATGCTCCCCGCCACCGAGAACGATGCCCACGAACTGGCGCCGCTTCTGCGCGCCGAGGATCGGGCGGAAGTGCTGGCGCTCGGCGTCACGCCGGTCGACGGCCTGCTGCAGAGCCTCGCTGCCGCCCGCGAGGCCTGGACCTGGCGCGGTGACGGCCGGATCATCTGCATGGCGGGCGTGTCACCGCTCAGCCTGATCGGTTCGACGGGCGTGCCATGGCTGCTCGGCTCACCGCTGGTCGCCAGCCACCGCCGGGCTTTCATGGTCGAGACTCGCCGCACGGTGGCGCGCTGGCTCATGATGTTCAGTGCTCTGCGTAACGTGGTCGACGACCGCTATGCCGCCGCTCACCGCTGGCTGCGTTGGCTCGGCTTCGAAATCGGTGAGCCATTCACTCTTGCCAATGGCCGGTTCCGCGTCGTTCACAAGGAGGCCGCATGAAGGGCTTTTATCACCGCAACAGCTTCGCGGCGGTCAGGATTCCGCAGCCCGTCTGGGGGCCGGCGGCGCTTGCCCTGACCACGCTCAGCACGATCATGAGCGTGGTCGGCCAGGTCGGGCAGCAGAACGCGCAGGCGCAGGCTGCGAGCGCAAATGCCGCTCAGGCTCGCTATCAGGCGCAGGTCGCCGCGCAGAGCCAGGAGCTGATGCACCGGCAAGCGGCCGATGCGACCCAGCGCGGGCAGGTCGCGGAAGAGAACCGACGGCGCCTGACCGCCCAGCAGATCGGCCGGCAACAGGCCGCTTTTGCGGCACAGGGCACCGACCTCGAAGGCAGCCCGACCGATGTCCTGGGTGACACGGCCGCGGCCGGTGAAGTGGAGGCCCTGACCCTGCGCTCACAGGCGGCGCGGCAGGCCTACGAACATCAGATCGCGGGTGTGGGCTACGGCAACTCGGGCATTCTGTTGAGCAACCGAGCCCTCAACTCAGCCCACCAGCCGAACTATCTGGGCGTCGGCGCGTCGCTGCTGTCGAGTGCATCGACCCTCGCTGAGAAGTGGCGGAACTTTCAGTCGAGCAGCGGGCCGTAACGATCGTCGCGTAGGCAATGAGTCTTGCGACCGTCCCGGTGTTCGTTTCCATGTTCAACATGGGTCAAGCCCCTATCAACGTACCGGCCGCACTGCTAATTTCGCGCCATGTCTGGTCTTCACATCAACTACTCGCCAAGAATGACGGCAGCTCTCGTCGAAGCTGGGGCATTCAAGAAACAGCCCTTTACGGTCGTGGATGTCGGCGCGCGTGGCGGGGTCGCCCCGTACTGGTCGGTCTTCGGCGATCATTTGCGCATCATCGGTTTCGATCTGGACCCTGGCGAGTGCGCGCGTCTCAATGCCATCGATCCCCGGACGCAGTACCTGCCTTAGCGTATCAGGGGATTGTTCTTTTCGATGCGCTCCCGTTCCGACGCCTCGTCCGAATAAACGACTTCGAGACGCCGCTTGCCGGATCTGAAGCGTGCCAAGTGGGGCCGAAGAAAAAGATCCACCCACTGCAAGACATTATCAATCACGCTAACTTTCTCCCCTTGGATGGCAGCAGTCTCATACTCGTCTTCACGTATGACGAGTCCCATTGCGCTGGCCAAAGACCTAGCGGGCATGCCACTTTTGTCCTCGTTCGTACAGCGCGGGTCAATTGCGGGAGGACAACTTCTCCGTCGTTCGCGCGTTGCAGGGGCTCTTTGTTGGCGTTCGCTGGGCGGGGACGTACCCAGTCATTTTCGGGCAAATCAGGTTCCACTCAGACTTTGGATTGCGCGAAATCTGAGACTTCGGGCCGCCGGCCGGCCGCCTCGTCGCGCACGGCACCGACTGCGACGGCAGCCCGAGCAACAGTTGGGCTGAGAGAGCCGCCGTGGGCGAGTCCGACGTCCTCACTTTGCGTGCCACCGCCGCGCGCGCGGCCAACGGCCACCAGGCGGTGGCCGTTGGCTAGGGGCGCCACCCCACGGCCGGTCGCCCGGCGGATGTAACGTTCTCGGTCTTCCGCACGAACACAGGAGAGAGGGACGGTAACGCCGGCCTCTCGATATCTTGGCTTGGATATGGAGACGGCCGGGCCTACATGCCGCAAGCCCTCACGGTACGTTGAGAGGAGGCCCGTCATGTCCAATTCCGTCCTGCCGAACAGAAGGAACGTCCTGAAGCTGGGGGCCGGCGTCGGAATCGCCGCCGGGGCGCTGCTCGCGGCCATGCCCTGGCGCGCGCGGCCGGCCGCTGCCGAAGCGGCCTTCAAGGTGACCCGCACGGATGCTGAATGGAAGAAGCTCCTGACGCCGCCGCAATACGCGGTGCTGAGGGGCAACGGGACCGAGCGGCCTTATTCGAGCCCGCTCAACGACGAGCACCGCAAGGGCATCTTTTCCTGCGCCGGCTGCCAGCACGCCCTGTTTTCGTCGACCACCAAGTTCGACAGCCGGACCGGCTGGCCGAGTTTCTGGGCGCCGCTCGACAAGGCGGTCGGCACCGAGACCGACACCACGTTCTTCATGAAGCGCACCTCGGTGCACTGCGCCCAGTGCGGCGGCCATCTCGGGCATGTCTTCGACGACGGGCCGAAGCCGACCGGCCTGCGCTACTGCATGAACGGCGTGGCCATGACCTTCGCCGTCGCGGCCACCTAG